CGCGCATGCTTGTTGATAACTTTTCCACAGAGAAGCGGCTTATCCCCTGATGGCGCTTAAGCACGCGCCCCTTAGTGATGTCATTCTCAAACAACTGAGTGAGGTTGCTGGTCACCTCCTCCATGTAGTGACCTTGTGACCCCGCCACCTCATAAGATGCAGCGCGAATTCGGGAAACCCACTCGTTTAATTCTTCAGTGCTGCGATAGCCATACTCCAGAAAGTGCTTGATAGCATCCCTGACAACACGACTAAATCGGGTCATAGGTCATTTCCTACTGATGGTTCCTGCACTGGCTGCTGAGGCGGATTAAACTCCAATTCCTCATAATCCAGATCCAGCCGCTGGGCAAACAGGGCTTCGTTCATATTGGCGTTCTCTGCACCCCAGCGAATCAGCGCAGCGCGGTTGGTCGGATCATCGCTAAGCTGTGGAAGCATCACCTCCAGCATAGAGACGATCGCCTTAAAGCGGGTTTCATCAACCTTAACCTTTTCGCTCATTGGCTCTTTGATGCTGTCAGGCCATTTGTATTCGAAGTTGTTCGTCCACTTGGTGAAGGCTACTGACCATGAATCCTCAAACTCCGGGAATTCAGCCTTCAGTGATTCGACAAACTCTGGTGACCAGGCGCGATACTGGCAGATGCGGATGAAATATTTATACAACGGTTCAAGCCACTTGCGGATGTCGTCGATGTAAACGGCTACTGATTTAGCGTCTTCGGTTCCCTCACCGAAACCATCCGTGAAGGTTTGGCTGTTCAGCAGGATCGCCGGCATATCAGCCGCAGCTGCGATGTTAGCAATGATGTGGCTGCGCGCTGTATCGAGTGGTTTCTCCAGATTTTGCAGGTTGATAGATTCGATGCTGTCTTCTGAGCCAATCTGCAATACCTGGCCGGTGCTGCCTTTCTTCAGCATGACTCGCTTCATTGCGCTGAGTGATGCCATGGCGCTGTTGATGATGCCTGACGCCTGCTTGATCTTGGTCACCAGTAAACCAGCCTTCACCGCAACCATGTCGTCTGCACGCATGGTCTGCACGAAAGATTTCAGCGGGTACAGCGCGCGCTGGTAAACGCTGCGACCGGTATAACCAAACGCGGCCGGATTGTAGGCGAGGTAAATCGGGTCTTCATTGGTAATCAGCGCACAGCGTGAAGAGTGATATGGCTTGCTCGCAACCTTGATGCCGGTAACCTTCTGGAAGTCAGGGTTGTTAGGATCCTGGTTAAGAACGATAGAGCCGGATGTGTTCAGCGGGTCGAGCACGTTAAACGACAGTGATTTGGTGTAAAGCGTTTCAAAGTCTACCGGAGCGTTGGTGTCTTCTTCCCCGCTGATTAGCATGGCAATGACACCCGTGCCATAGATGCGCGAGACGCGCGCGGCGTTTCCGATGATCGCATCAGCGTTAAGCGCTTCCCATTCCTTTTCATATGCATCACGCAAGCGGCGCTCAAAGGCGAATGACTGTGCAACGTGAACGGTGCGCTTCTCGTTCATGGCCATCTTGACCGGGCGATCCACCATCTTTCCGCCAATGGGGTGGTAGAGGTAAATCAGCTTACAGATTTCATAGCCGGTTTCGATACCTGGCTGAACGCCATCACTCTCAAGGATATTTGTCAGAGCGCTCCCGGCCTGACTGCCGAAAACTTCAAAATCATCCATCGTTTGGCCTCTTGTTTATATTGGGAACGCCTGATTTATTTTATAGCGCGTTATTGTCACCAAACGCCAGAAGCAAGCCGTACATATACGTGTCCAGCAAGTCATCTGCGCGCTTATGGGCGTTTTTATCCGCCAGGTGGAACCGGGAAACCTGCTTGTAAAGGTGGTTGGCTGTCTCACCTTTGAATACCGCCACCTTCTCGTAGGCATAGCGCGATATCTTGCACAGGCCACGGTAATGATAACCTGACGCCATGATACCACGCTCATCTTTACCTTTGCTCGTTAGCTTTGATTCTATCGGTGTGACCGGCCATCCCATACCAGCGGCTTTCTGAATCAGTATGCTTCCCATGCTGGCATCTTCTATGAACAGGCCGAGGTTACCGTTTATGGCCACGCATTGCGCTGACAGCTCATTGAGGCGATTGAACACATGCGGAAGGTATTCTTCCAGTAATGCGCCGTCGATCTGCACAACATCCCAGTCAAGAATGATTAATCGCTTATCAGGCGGCGCGCTGGCCCGGTAAGCAAAGTAAGTCACGCCAGATCCATCATGCTCCTGTCCGCCCTTCACTGCGGTGTCCATTACTGCAAATACGCAATCGCACAACTCAGGGTAATCAACCGGCTCACCGTCAATGAACCACTTGCTGATATCAAAAAGGCTATCTGATGACCAGTCTACAAATTCAGCAAGGAACTCCTGGCGGAATACGCGCGGCTCGCAGTTCTGTCGCTCTTTCTCCAGTTCTTCAGGTGGAACAAATGGGTTTGATGATGTTGGCGCGTGGTGCTCTACGAATCCCAGAGACTTGTTATTGCAGATCGCATAGAAGAAATTGTCTTCCTCAATGCCGTCTGGGGTAGAGAACACATACGCGCGCCCTCTGGTGGTCAGCAGGGTAGGCTTAATCGACTTGGGCCAGATTTCTCCCAGCATATCCGACTTGGTAAATGCGGCCTCATCGATGAGCACCAGCTCATATTCGCGGCCACGCCCGGCCAGTTTGTTATCGTTGGTTACCCAGAAGTCGATCTTCCCGCCGTTGGTCAGCAGGATGCGCTTTTCACTGCGGCTTTTGCTCTTGATTAGTGGCTCAAGTATTTCAGCCAGCTTATCGAATATTTCCTGATACTGCCGGTACTCAGCGGTGAATATGCCAACACGCCCGCCCAGCTCGATATCCATCCCCGGTCGCTTGAATGATGACGTGGCATACGTCACCGCCGCGCTCACCAGCATGAATGTTTTACCCCAGCGGCGACCACAGCGTATTGCGTTTAGCCTGGCATCCCATGAATCAGCCCATACGGTTAACTGACCTTCATGCAGCGTGGGAAGGAATATTTCCTTCATCGAGGAATAGGCAGGGAGTTATGTACGATCGTAGCAACAACGCCATTATCACCCTTCATGGATTCAATCTCGGCGACAACCTTTTCAGTAGCGTGAATGCGGTACTGCGCGTCAATGCCCATCTTGGCGATGCTGGCCATGGTGTGCTCGATTGACTCAATGCGAACGGTGTTCAGGCCGATTCCCTTTTCAGCGCCACGGATGATGCCTTCCTTTGCAGCGCGCTCTTCTTTGCTCAGCTCATCATCTTCCAACTCAACCTTCAGTCGCCCGATGGTGTCCGATGCCATGAGGTTGGCAGCGCGCAACCTGAATAGCTCATCAGCCAGCGTTAGCTTCTGGGCCTCTTCGATTACATCATCAGTTAGCATCATGCGGCGGGAGTATGCTGAGTGCTTCAGTCCGTAAGTGTTGCCTTTGCCGAATGGGGGGAAGTTTCTCTTACCGTGAGGCTTTTTAGCTTCGGGCGCCTTTTCTGAAGAAATCGCCGGAGTGGCATCTTTCTTTTTGCTGGTGGTACGCACTTTTGCAGAAGTACGCACTTTGTTTTGCTTCTTTGGTGCTGAGTGCGTACTTTTGGCCTTTTGCGTACCTTCTTTGCGTACCCAGTTTAGTGCTTTAGCCTTCTTGCGAATGGCTCCCTCACTCACACCAAATTCAGCCGCAATGTCCCGCAGGCTGCGCTCTCCGGCCTCATACTCAGGTTTGATTGCCTCCCAGTTATTACTGCTCATATCCCACTCCGGTCTTGGTTGACTATGTGAGTATATTAACTGGGAGGATGTGAGTACGCAAAGTTTGCGTACCTGATAGTGGTTATTCTTCTGGGTGCGGTGGTAATAGCATCCAGTGCGTTACGAAGTTCTCACGAACATAGAAAGGCCCATAGTCGTGGTCGTCCCATGTAGATTTTCCGTCAAACTCCAGAACACCCATGGTTCCAGGCTTTATTTCACCCATTATGCAAAGGTAAGTTCCTTTGGGTGGCAGCCTGTCGCTGCACTTAACCCACTCACTCATAAATCCTCCGGTATCGGTAGTGGTTTCCATCCGCTAGACCTTTCTTGCCTTGTTTCCTCGACCGGAAGGATGATAACCACATCAAAATACAGATCCCCACCATTACACATCAGCTCACCGAACGTGGACATCAGGTGCCACAACTGCCACTCGGAGTAGCCTTGCTCATCTTCTACTGGTTCTTGGTACGGGCGTAGCGATGTGCAGATTTGCTGAAGGTCTTCATACTGAGCTCTCAGTTCATCCCTACCGGCATCGGTCAGCTTTACCTTTACCTTGTCGTTGATGTTGAATTTCATTTACACCCTACCTTGCCTTTTCATGGCAGCCTTTAATTCATGCTGAGGCAAACCGAACAGCACTTCGCGCTGAGCTCTGGTTAATACGCCAACACCGTAGAACACAACCTGCCCATGCTGATTTGTGGCGGCCATTACCCCTCTTGAGCGATACATTTCAAGCAGCGCGTATGTGTTACTCATTTATCTTTCCCCAATCGTTCCGATTGCCACGAATACCTTTGCTACCATATAGCATGGCCAGATGATGCCAGTAGCCACGACGAAAACTGTTGTGGAATTTCGATGGTCATCCTTATGCTTTGTTGCAAGGTACTCGCATGTCATGCCTGCAATGAAGAAATATAGCGATGCTATTAGCGCTGCCATTTCCCCTCCTGCATCTTCAGAAAGACAATCATCGCGGCGCGAAGTGGGTTTTCATGAGTAAAATACATCTCAGCATCATCATCGCTACTAGCACACCAGCCTTTCATCACCGGATTAATTGCGATGAACTCACGCTGGATAATCGGCCCGGCATCAGACCATGAGTTGCATGGGTCGTAGGTTATGTAACACTCACCCGATAAAACACCGACCACAGGTGGTGCTGACCTGGGGAAAATACAGTTCATGTTTGATTTGATAGCTACTGCGCGGTTAATCTCGAAGTCACTCATCTCTGCATAATTCATTTCTTCTCTCCAGCAACCGAGCCGCATCGCTGGCATATGCAGTAGTTGATTTCTTCAAACGTGGCGCGCAGCCACTTCATGTTTAGCATTCGATAATCCACCAACCCTGAATCTGTTGATTTCACGACCGCAATGAATTTATGCCCAAACATGCGGCCCATGATGCCGGTGCATTTGGTTGTCACGGCTTAACCCTCGATCGCAAGATTTCTTTCTGTGCGGCTCTATTGATGTCACATTCCGTTTGAACTGGGATTCTTTTTAGTCCCTGCCCTGTCCATTCGGCTCCCGTCCACATGTTGAAACCTGTGCATGCCGCTTTGTAACAATCCACCAGTTTCCATTTATTCCAGAATCGTTTTCTGGCATAGGTTTTAACTTCGACTACGGAAGCCATTATTCCGGACTTTTTAAATTCAAAAGAAAATTCATGCTTAATCATGATTAGTCCTTAATGAACTCTTCGGTAAGCACAGACTTCTCACCGGAATAAAGCACGGCGCTGGAACCGTCGATTACGATGATGGCATGAGGGTTGGCGTTGTCGTTGATCCACTTAATAACCGTTTTGCATGCGGTTTCGAACGATACTTTTTCTTCGTCACTCATTTCACTTCTCCGTCTGGTTGATGTGAATATCTAACCATCTGCGTGTAACGGAGTAAAACGAGTAATTTCTATCGTAGGAGAAGGGATTTTTATTGAAGGTGCTGCGATACACGCATGGG